TTACCCATTGGCGCGGCTTAAGAGCTTATTTTTGAATTCACAATGGTCACGATATAACCATCTTGCTCGCCCGTGGATAACTTTGGCTTTAGGCAGGTCTCCGAACTTAATCCGGTCATAGATGAAGGTTTTACCGAAGCCAGTATCGGCCATGATGAATTTCAAATCAACCAGGGAATCAGGCTGTAGTTCGTGTTGCATGAGTGCTATCTCCGAATAGGGAATCGAACCTGCAAATCAGGTAATAAAAAACCGCCATCAGGCGGCTTGGTGTTCTTTCAGTTCTTCAATTCGAATATTGGTTACATTGTTTTCATATATGAATAAATAAATTAGCTTTTTTCGTTGCCTTCGCGTCCTTTATTAATTTTGACAAAATCGTTTTTACCACGCTCTCCAAATGCGTCTTTAGAGTCGTTGTATCCGCAATCGCAGCACACATAATCATCAGACCATCCACGCATTGTTTTTTCTTTTGCAATATTTCCAGAACCGCATTTTGGACAAGACATATCACTACCTCCAAAGCATGAGTGAGATGACAACGTAACATTGATTGGAGATTAACAATAGATTGCTGATGTAAAAGATATGTATAAGCTTCGCTTTCAAAGTGGAGGCTCTGGTAGCGGCATCCAGTGAGTTACGTCATCCAAGATATTTCCTGATAAATACGTGAAAGCTCTATATTTTTTGTAATCAATTGGATTTACAACCCAGTTCCAATATGCGGCCACGATTTCACCTTGACTAAATGCCAGTAACATTTTGGTGTCTTCCGGCATTCGATCACTACATCTTATCCAACCATCCGGAGTTACCGGATAGTTGCCCGATAGCTGGTTCAACTTGTAAGTTTGGCTTACAGGTTCGGCACCATGAAGCATGGCGTCTCTCCGCTCTATGCCATCCAGCGCGATTCGCAGTGCCTGAATTGTGGTAGAGCTATCGTTTGGGGCTATTCCATATCGCTCGAATACAGCTAAATGGTTGCGCATAATCTCAGGCGTAAGCTCTTTGTAAGCATAAGCAAGAGGCTCTGATGCATTATCCGGCACAACCGACGCAGGCGCGGCAGCATAAACAGGAATAACGTCCGCTTGCTCTTTATTGCTTTCATCCGTTAAAGACCAGAATAATTTCCCGGCCGGATGTTTGAAAATATAAGCAACTGGATCTGCTTCCAGCGATGCCAGCGCAATCCGTGCCAGTTCCATTTGTTCACCACGGGTAAGCCCGTTTTCAAGCGGATTTTTAATGAACAATTCAATACGTTCTTTGGTAATAGTGGTCATGTGTTACTCCTTAACCCGCAGTGCTTTCAACTGATGAGGGGAACAAAATCCTTTCATCAAATCCGGCATTCATATCATGGACAGCAACACACCAATCCATCGACGAACGATTATCAAGAGCCTCCATGATTTCATCCATGCGGCGCAGGTCATACAGGTAAATGCTTTTATCGCCAATGGTGTAAAAACCAATTTTTTTCGGTGATGGGCAGCGATCAAGAACGTCCTGTAATTCGTTCAACCATGCCCGTTCTTTTTTTGTTAAAGTTGCCATATCACTCTCCTTTGATGCGAATGCCAGCGACGCGGATTGCAGCGATGACTTCAGAAACTTTGTATGCCATTACCGTTTGGTAATCATCGTGAAAATCTGTTCGATGAAGCATGCTGCTACGTTCCGGGAGCAGTATTTCCCGCTCCTCCAGTTCAGCAATACGCTTGCTCCCATCAGAGATAACGCCTTCGTAATATTCACGCTGCTCGTTGAGTTTTGATTTTGCTGCTTCAAGCTCAACACGCAGTTTCCCTACCGTTAGCGCAATATCCTCGTTCTCCTGGTCGCGGCGTTTGATGTATTGCTGGTTTCTTTCCCGTTCATCCAGCAGCGCCAGCACGGTTTCTGGTCCGGTCAGAAATTTGAAGGCGTTGAGCGCATCAATATCCACACCGTAATCTTTAAGTTCCTGTTCACTTAACAAATCATCATCAGCTGGCAACATTAACAGGCGTTCCATTGCTGGAATTGCACGTTCCGCCGCCTCACGCAGTGCCTGGTAATTAATTTCGCTCACTGGTTGCCTCCTTTGCGAAGCTGGGCGGCGAACTCGTTAAGTGATATGTAGCAATCTCCAAATGTTAACGAACCGCTCGACTGCATATGCTCCATAGCCATCTCCACGCCCTGCGCCCGAACTTCAGCCAGGAAAGCATCGGTGGCTGGGGTGTCTGATTGCATAGACTTTGCGCGATAGTCATTCCACCCTCTTGCATACATGGGATTAACTTGCACTCCATCTTTTACGCAATATGCCTGACCTCCACGGTTGATAACCTTGATTTCGTCCATAGCGCCAGCCTTCAGTGCCGCATTCTCCGCCGCCAGCGCATCGCACTTGGCTTCAAGGTTGTCAATCGTGATTCCAGCAGAACGACACTCCCGCAACGCCGTTTCCAGTTTTGATTCGAGTTCACCAAACTTACGCACCAGATATTCAGCGGTTGTTTCGTTAACCTTTAAATCACTTGGGATGCATTTACCTTTCAGAAAACCATCCATCTCAATTAGTGACATTTGTTTCATTTCTTCCCACTCCGCAACATCGCATTCAGATATTTGTTGTCATTAACAGAACCGAAACTATTTCTCTTAAGCAATTCCTCTCTCGATGGCATTGGCTTTACGCGTTGGCGAATAATCATTTCTGCCGGAAGAATGCCGGGATTGTATGCAAGTCCTCTCATGGTAAATTCCTCAGTCATTACTGATAGCGCCATAGCGTGAGCGGTAATTACGCAGGCGCGGGTCAATTTCAGGGAAGTGGGTATATGTGGCTTTGCGGAATGGTCGGATTGATGTCTGGTAAATTCGCTCGCGTTCTTCTTTCTCTGCAAGCCATACGCAGTGGCGAAATTCCTTTTCCTCTTTCGTTTCCTGCGGTAGAGACATTATTCGATCGTAGTTTTTTCTGAATTTATCCAGCACCTCCGATACGGAATTGCCGGAACAGCGGCGCGCGTCATCCGCACAATACAGAGGCGCTGGCATGATTTTCTCCTGATTAAATTGCGTGAATAGCGTGACGAGGGAAGGGGAGAGTTACTGGTGCAAAGGGTATATCGTCGTCAAAATCCATAGGTGGTTCGTTGTGTTGTGCTGGTGATGATTGCTGCTGTGGCTTCTGTGATTGCCTGCTGGCTGCTTGTTGTTTGCTGTCGCCAATGCCGCCAAGCATTTGCATCACGCCATTAATTCCGACATGAACCTCGGTTGTGTAACGGTCTTGTCCTGACTGGTCTTTCCACTTTCTGGTTCTCAGCATTCCCTCGAAATAAATCTGATCACCTTTTTTCACATACTGCCCCACGACCTCAGCCAGTTTCCCGGATACAGCAACACGATGCCATTCAGTCAATTCCTTTTGCTCGCCAGTATTTTTATCTCGCCATTGTTCTGACGTGGCTATTGTCAGGTTAGCGAACGCTGTTCCTGATGGTGAGTATCGAACTTCCGGGTCTTGTCCTACCCGACCAAGGATAATCACCTTATTTACGCCTCTGCTTGCCATTTATGCCGCCTGTTTTAGTTCGTTAACTCTGATGTTCATTACCTGAACGCATTTAGCCTGCGCTTCCTCGTTGCCAGCCATTAATTGCCAGTCACGCTGATAACGCTCGATGAGTTTTTTCTTGTCAGTTTCTGTTGACGCATAATCGCTGAAGTCTTTCAGGATTTGCTCGCAGTCAACCGATGGAGATTTCTGGTTGGTATTTTCTGGTGATGGTTTGTTATCTGATGCTGGGATTGCCCAGCCTGGCAGCGATGGAGGGAGCCAGTAAAATCCTGTTCCATCCTTGAGTTTTGCCCTGTGCCATCCCTGCTTTTTGTCGAGAGATGTTTGTGCGAAACCTTCCTCAAGGTTATACAGATACCGACCGATTCCCCACTGAACGGCAGCGCGCTTCATTGCACCTGAACGACCACCTTTGACGGCTTCTACCTGCGTGTTTTCAGCAGCATCCCATTTGGTTACCCATTCGGAATCAATCTTTATTGATATGCCGCATTCAACGCCGCCGTTGTTGGGAATATCGCGGTATTCATTGCGCCATCCTGCTTTGCCACAAACATCGTCCAGGCGTTTCATGATTGCCCGGTTCGTGACATAAGCCAGCACCATAGCCCACACTTTGCCATCGCGTGTTTTACCGCTTTGCTGTATTCGCCATTCGATATCTTCAGGGCTGAATGGCTCATCGAATTTATTCAAATCCATAATTCACCTCAGAATGGACACGGCCCAAGGAAATAACGCTGATTTAATACTTCGACTCGGGACAAATTAAGGCATACCCGCATTCCTTCGCGGTCACCATTATGGCGATACCAGAGAGCTTTCTGCGTGTACATGCGTCTCTGTAACTTGCTCTCCTTCACTGTGGTTGCAAGTGACATGAATATCTCCTTCGTTACCGATTAATTCTTTCATCTGACGAATGAATTCTTCGTCTGACCAGTTATCTGTAAAACTCATTTCCTGCGATACCACGGAAGGTTGATAGCTGATTTCATCGCTTTATTTGCTTCAAGCCACATTTTGGAATCACCAATAAATCTAGCTATTACTGCTTTGTTCTGTGCAGCACGAAGCATCTGGTGATTGATGGCTATCTCATTGCGCATAACGCCTCCAGTTGTTTCTTTGCTGCTCTGATTAATTGTTTAACTCGGCGTGATAATTCAGATTCGTGCGGGTAGAAAGCGGACATGACGCCGCTACCCGCGAGCTGAAAGTGCATCATGGGTAACTCCTTATATTTGATTGCATAACGAAAACGCCTCAAGTGAAGCGTTATTGGTATGCATATAAAAAAGCCCTCACACTGGAGGGCAAAGAAGATTTCCAATAATCAGAACAAGTCGGCTCCTGTTTAGTTACGAGCGACATTGCTCCGTGTATTCACTCGTTGGAATGAATACATAGTGCTTACTCGTACTAATAAAATACCCAATTTTCTGTTTCTTGGTTGTGCCCAAAGTTATATTCAATATCTGGTGTTGATGTATCAATATTCTTCATCCCATCAACAAGAGTTGATACAACAGCCAAATCTTGTTTGATTCTCATTAAATGGTATTTCTTCCGGCGCAATAAACTCTCAATGGCAAGTTTCTTCGTTGGGAATGCAAAAGATCTTTCTGCATTTTTTGCTACTTTCTTAATTGCATATCTATTTCTCTTTTGTTTCCATTCCTGTAACCACTGATTTGGTGCTGGTTTAAAATTAACAATCCAATGCGCAGGAACCAACCATGCATAATGCTCTGTCTGATGAAAAGCTATATATTGAAGTGCGAATATTTTGATTCCATCTTCTTCAACTGTCGCCTGGAATCTCCAGAAAACAGGCATTCCCTCATGTTCAGTTTCTGATTCAGGAAAAGGTACGCTCCATGATTTTGTCATATCTAACCTCAAATAATTCAGTGCAGTGTTTATTCTGTTGTTTATGCTAAAAATAAAGGCCGACTATGCAGCCTCGGAAGGAAGTCCAGTCATCTTATTCAAATCTTCTACCCGTAAAGCAGGAAGTGCTGTACTTGCTTTATCTGCTTCTTTTGGTAGCAATTCTTTGCTTTCAGGCCAAACCTCAATAAGTCGCTTAACTGTTGTGACTGAGTTCAAAGCAGCCCATACATTTGATTCGATATCCTTTTTCTTGGCTTCAAGTTTTTGTTGCAATGCGCAGATTTCATCAAACCTTTTTGTTATTTCGTGTTCTGCGTCAAACATGCATTTATCTTTGGTTGGAGTAGGGGGAAATATATCTTCGCCGTTGCCGTCTTTCCCATATGAATGCCATCCAACCCTTCTGCCAGATACAGTCAGATAAATTGAAGTAGAACGAAAATCGTATGAGTAAAATGAACATCCCATCTTTTCAAGTTCTTCACTTATAGCTACCAACTTGGATGATAACTGATCCACTTCCTCAGTTTTCTTTTTACCGCCAAACGCAATAACTCTGGCGTCAAGTGCAAGCTGGTTCTTTAACTTTGTTACTTCTTCAAGCTCAGTGAAAACCCCAGACTTAATTAAAGCGTTACGAGCGATTTCCTCTTTCATTCTCGTAGTTAAGCGGATTGATGACATATTAATTCCTCTCAAATAAGAAAATAAAGGCCACCATCAGGCAGCCTTGTTGTTCAGTTCACCAAGTTCTCTGGCAATCATTGCCGTCGTTCGTATTGCCCATTTATCGACATATTTCCTATCTTCCATTACAGGAAACATTTCTTCAGGCTTAACCATGCATTCCGATTGCAGCTTGCATCCATTGCATCGCTTGAATTGTCCACACCATTGATTTTTATCAATAGTCGTAGTCATACGGATAGTCCTGGTACTGTTCCATCACATCCTGCGGATGCTCTTCGAACTCTTCAAATTCTTCTTCCATATCTCACCTCAAATAAGTGGTTTGCTGCTTAATTTCATTTTCTGGCGACCAACACAAGTCACACCCATTTCACTGCGTGGCTTGCGGTAGTAAATGCGATTCTGTTTACTCTCGACTTCTTCTGCCTTCTTGCAGCGAAGGCTTCCGAGTGATGCTGCTTTATCTGCTCTGACGCAACCAGAGAGCTTTAGCGCAATTTTTCGCGCCAGTCGCTGCTCTTGCATTGCCTGCTCACGTTGAGCCTGTCTGCGTGCTCTGCGGCGATTTCTGGCGTTATCGTCAGCCAGATATGTAATGACTACTGTCATGTTGACCTCCGATGATTGACTTTGGCGGTGACGCGCCGGGTGCTTATCTTCCGGTTGCCGTCGTGCAGCTGCACTTCACGTCACCCCAAAGCCAACTACTCTTTGGTTCCCGCATTTCGGCGGGACAATCCCATCAATGTTAAAGAGCCTGCCAATCTGTTCCGTTTGGCTTCCAGCGTCCTGCTGATGGCTAAAGAATACTGTAGGTATTTTATTGTGTAAATACCCAAGGTATTTATTTTTGGTGAAATAATGATAAGCAAATGAATACAAAGGATATTTATTTTTTCGGTGTCTGCTTGTTCAGTGCTTTTTATGCGGGATATGTGAAGTGGATCCCGATAGCTATTGCTGCCGGGATTATAGGTTAGTCAGCGAAGGTTAAGACGAGAATTACCTTAATGATGTCTGCTACAACAGACACGGCCATAGATAAACCAAAGACGATCCAAGCCACAGTGATGTCTTCACTACCATCGTATAGAGTTCCGTAATCACTGGTGTAAGGCGTAAATGTCGCGCCTTGATACAATAGGTATAAGCTTGATCCATAGAGGATAAATGCAGATATCCCTTGTATTGCTATGATCACCAGAATCATGAAACGAGCTGATCTATGCGCCCAAGCCTGGCTTATTTTTTCTGATAGAGATTTCGCAATAAAAGCATGCGCTAAGCCGTAAATTGTCGAGATTGCCAACATCCCAAAAAAGCTTGCTATAGCGGTTCCAACCATAATCGCCCCTTGCGTGATCAAACCAGCCTTAGTTTTGTCTCAATTGCAACGCCTATAATCTTGCAGTTTCCATTGATTGGCACGAGAGGCCATGCAGGATTAAGTCCCTTGAGGTATTTATTTCCGCCGTCGATTATCAGCTTCTTGAATGTTGCTTCGTTAGAGTCAGAAAGTTTTGCTATGACCAAGCTGCCGTTGATCGCCTCCCTTCCGGTATCGAAAAGAACGAATGTTCCCTCTGGAATGCTTAACCCAACCGGTGCCGTCATTGAATCACCTTCCACTTTAAGCCAGAACGCATTACCTTGAATATGCGCGTCAGACTCAAGCCAAACATCTATGTCTTTAATGGTGTATGGTTCGCATGCTTCACACCACGAGCCAGCCTGGATACTGCTTAACACCGGATACCTCTTTCCTGCTCTGTATTCCCCTGCATACCTTACGTTGGCATCGCTCTTAAGGCTTTCTGCCTGTTCTGCAACCTTGGCAGCAATTGACTGGCTAAAATCAGCAATTGAGACTTGCAACAAACGTGCAAAACCAGATGCGACCTCAACGTTTAGCGCGTTTCTGCCATTAAGATAATGCCCTACCGCTCCTTGGGTGATACCCAGTTCATCAGCGATTGAGTATTGGGTTATTCCCAATTCTTTCTTTTTTGACTCATACAAAGCCTTAAGCCGCTTAGCGTCTTCGAGCTGTTCTGTCGTCAGTGATTTTTTATTTTCCATAGCTTAATTCTAATAGCTAAGGTACTTAAACTAAAAATACCCTGAGTATTGATTGCTTTGAATACCTGTGGTATTCTTTGTTCATGGTTAATAACGGAGAGTGCATATGATTCGAATGACACTTGCCGATTACGCCAAAATCCATGGACAGGCTAAAGCAGCCAGTGACTTTGGTGTAATCCAGTGCGCTATCAGCAAGGCCATTCTGGCAGGCCGTAACATCATGGTTACGGTAAAGCCTGATGGCAGTGTGATTGGAGAGGAAGTTCGTCCTTTCCCAAGCAACAAGAAAAACAAATAGTAACACCGCTCTTTAACAGTCATGGTCATCATTCCCGCCGAAATGCGGGAATACAACGCGCATAATTTGATGCGCATAACTTCTTATTTGTTAAGGAAATACTTACATATGCAACTTACAAGTACTCGCAAGAAAGCGAATGCAATTACAAGCAACATCCTGAATCGAATTGCTGTACGTGGTCAGCGAAAGGTTGCCGACGCGTTAGGGATTAATGAATCGCAAATTTCGCGATGGAAAGATAGCTTCATCCCCAAAATGGGAATGCTTCTGGCTGTTCTTGAATGGGGTGTTGAAGACGAGGAGTTGGCGGAACTGGCTAAGAAAGTAGCCAGAATGCTGACAAAAGAAAAAGCCCCGAAGAACGGCGAATTCTTCGAGGCCTGATGTAGAAAGACTGGATCAATCCACAGGAGTAATTATGACAAAACGTCGTAAGAAATACCAGGAAAAAGAAGAGATTCGACACCCTGATTCACCTGAGGGATTAGTGGTAGCCGCAGCAAATAACAGGGCGTTCGCAGAGCGCCTTGTTGGTGTTTACAGACTAGCCAAAGCAGGAGTGAAACATGGGCGTCGTTAAGTTAGCTGATTACAGGCATAACCCTGTACAACATCAGGAGGCATCCAGTATGGGGTATGTCTCTATACACCGCCAGTTTATGGACAGCAGGCTCTATAAGGACTCTCAGGCAGTACATCTTTGGCTTCACTTAATCCTCAAGGCTAATCACGAATCTACTGTCGTCAATACGGATATCGGTCCGATAACTGTTGATCGCGGTCAGATGATAACTGGACGCCCGTCGCTGGTCAGAGAAACATTCATCCCCGACAACAAAGTTCGGAGCTTATTACGGACTTTTGAGTCGAAAGGTATGCTTAATATTTGCTCGATGGGGAAGAAATTTAGCCTGTTTACAATCGTTAAATATGACGATTTTCAGGCAAAAAATTGTCCAACGGTTGTCCAACGGTTGTCCAACGCAAACACCAGTAATGGCGCGGCTCTCAGCGGAGATTGTCCAACGGTTGTCCAACGGTTGTCCATAAACAATAATATAAATAATATCTCTAATACTGACGTATTAGAGAGTGCCACAGCAGACAAAAAGTCTGACAAGAAAAAACCTTCCGTTAGCTGTCAGGATGTTGTCGATGCTTACCACGAAATCCTTCCTGAAGCGCCAAGAATCCGCGCACTGAATGACAAGCGTAAAAACCAGATCCGAACGTTCTGGCGCAAAGCCGGAGTGATAACCCGCCAGCTTGACGGGCATGGTTTCACGATGCAGGACTGGAGAAATTATTTGAGCTACGTAGGCGAAAATTGCCGATGGATGTTCGAAGAGCGCCCAAACCATCAGCGCGGAACCGTCTGGCACAAAAAGGGATTTGATTTCCTGCTTAACGATAATACCTACCTGAAAGTTCGTGAGGGTGAACACGATGACCGATAATTTTTATGCGCCGCCCCATAGCATCGAGGCAGAGCAGGCGGTGATTGGTGGATTGCTTCTGGATGATGACAGCAGTGAGCGCGTCCAGAAGGTTCTGGCGATGCTGAAGCCTGACTCATTTTACAGTCGACCACACAAAATCCTTTTCGAAGAAATAACCAGAATGCACCGGGAGCAAAAGCCAGTAGATGGCCTGACGCTTTTCGATGAACTGGAGCGTAAATCGTTAACGGCGTCTGTTGGCGGTTTTGCTTATATCGCTGAGATCGCAAAGAACACGCCAAGCGCAGCAAACATCATTGCCTATGCAATGCAGGTTCGTGAAACCGCAATGGAACGCTACGCCATCAACCGCATGACTGAAGCGACGGAATTGCTCTATTCCCGCAACGGAATGACTGCAACACAGAAGTACGAAGCTATTCAGTCGATTTTCACGCAACTGACAGACCATGCAAAAACCGGATCGCGTCGCGGCCTTCGTTCATTTGGTGAGGTCATGGAAGACTGGGTTAGCGACCTTGAGAAGCGATTTGACCCGTCAGGCGAACAACGAGGAATGAGCACAGGGATCCCATCGCTGGACAGGATGCTGTCACCGAAAGGTCTGGTGAAAGGCTCTCTGTTTGTCATTGGCGCTCGCCCTAAGATGGGGAAAACGACGCTATACAGCCAGATGGCAATCAATTGCGCAGTGCATGAGAAAAAGCCCGCTCTGATGTTCAGCCTTGAAATGCCAGGTGACCAGATACTGGAAAAACTGGTAGGGCAGAAGTCTGGTGTTAACCCGAATATTTTTTACCTTCCGGCGACAAATGACGCCGATGACGGCTATCAGGGTGATTACGATGGTGACTTCAACAGGGCGATCGAAACAGCCAATCGCTTGAGTGAAATCGACATGCTTTACATCGACGACACGCCGGGATTATCTCTGGCTCAAATCGTCAGCGAAAGCCGTCGAATCAAGCGAGAAAAAGGATGCGTTGGCATGATTCTGGTCGATTACCTGACACTAATGACTGCTGAGAAGGCCGATCGCAACGACCTTGCTTACGGCATGATCACCAAAGGATTGAAGAACCTTGCCAAAGAGCTTGATTGCGTTGTTGTGCTTCTGACACAGCTTAACCGCGCATTGGAAAGCCGAACCAATAAACGCCCATTACCAAGTGACTCGCGCGATACAGGGCAGATTGAACAGGATTGCGATTATTGGGTGGGGATCCATCGTGAAGGTGCTTTTGATGACAGTGTTCCACCTGGTGAAACCGAACTAATCCTTCGTCTCAATCGTCATGGCAATACCGGCACGGTGTATTGCATTCAGGCAAATGGCGCTATTTATGACACAGACCAACAGTCTGCTGAAATGCGCCGCCGTGAACGCGAGGAGCCGCAGTCCAAGAAGAAAGGAGGATTCTGATGACCATCTACATCACTGAGCTAATAACAGGGGCTATTTACACAGTAGCCCTTTTTTATTGGATTAAGAACGAGGGGGATCCTGATGGACACCGTTAACGGAATGTGTTCAGACGCACCGCGTGCCAAAAAATGTAAATGCGGAAAATCACCGACAATATTCGACATGGAGAACGGGTGCCAAATCTACTGCGCTAACCACGCCGCTGTGGCGGCCGCGAATTATCGCAGTGCGGTAACGGAGTGGAATAACCTGAAATCTGTTAGAGAGGGAAGTCATGAAAAAACTAACCTTTGAAATTCGATCCCCAGCACATCAGCAAAACGCTATTCACGCGGTACAGCAAATTCTTCCAGACCCAACCAAACCAATCGTAGTAACCATTCAGGAACGCAACCGCAGCTTAGACCAGAATCGAAAGCTTTGGGCTTGCCTTGGTGACGTCTCTCGTCAGGTTGAATGGCATGGTCGCTGGCTGGATGCAGAAAGCTGGAAGTGTGTGTTTACCGCAGCATTAAAGCAGCAGGATGTTGTTCCTAACCTTGCCGGGAATGGCTTTGTGGTAATAGGCCAGTCAACCAGCAGGATGCGTGTAAGCGAATTTGCGGAGCTATTAGAGCTTATACAGGCATTCGGTACAGAACATGGCGTTAAGTGGTCAGACGAAGCGCGACTGGCTCTGGAGTGGAAAGCGAGATGGGGAGACAGGGCGGCATGAGACGACAGCGACGAAGTATCACCGACATCATCTGCGAAAACTGCAAATACCTTCCAACGAAGCGCTCCAGAAATAAACCCAAGCCAATCCCAAAAGAATCTGACGTAAAAACCTTCAATTACACGGCTCACCTGTGGGATATCCGGTGGCTAAGACATCGTGCGAGGAAATGACAATGGATTATTCACAGTTAAGTGATTTTGAAATTAACGTGGCTGTATTCGAAGCTATTCATAACGGATCACCGGATTACAAAGAAGGTGAGAATGGCGATATGGTGTTTGTCTCATTTGAGGGAGACATTGTAAACGGAGACGCAGTTGAAGTAGAAGTTGAGCGCGGTTCCTTTAACCCATGCGCAAACCCAGCAGACGCATGGCCGATTATTGAAAAATACAGGATTAGCATTATCAATCTCGATGAAGACGAGTGGGGTGCACGCGGTGTGGCCTACTGTAAATCTAAGCGAGCTATACATGAAAATCCCCTCCGCGCCGCCATGATTGTCTTTCTCATGATGCAGAGAATCCAATAATGCTTAGCCCATCCCAATCCCTTCAATACCAGAAAGAAAGCGTCGAGCGAGCTTTAACGTGCGCTAACTGCGGTCAGAAACTGCATGTGCTGGAAGTTCACGTATGCTCCGATTGCTGCGCAGAGCTGATGAGCGATCCGAATAGCTCAATGTACGAGGAAGAAGACGATGAATGAGTTAATAAATGGCAATGCCATCAAAATGACAAGCATTGAAATCGCTGAGTTGGTGGGTAAGCGTCATGACAATGTGAAACGTACCATCGAAACGCTGGCTAAAAATGGTGTTATCCGGCTTCCTCAAATTGAGGTTTCCGAAAGAATCAATAACTTAGGGTTCAGTGTTCAGTACGAGCATTACGTCTTCGAGGGCGAACAAGGTAAGCGAGACAGTATTGTCGTTGTTGCCCAGTTGTCGCCAGAGTTCACCGCTCGTCTTGTTGACCGTTGGCGAGAGCTTGAAGAAACTGCGGTTAATATCCCAAAAACGTTACCGGAAGCGTTGCGCCTTGCTGCTGATCTTGCTGAGCAGAAAATGCAACTGGAAAACCAGCTCGCAATTGCCGCACCTAAAGTTGAGTTTGCCGATCGCGTTGGCGAGGCCAGCGGAATTTTGATTGGAAACTTTGCAAAGGTTGTTGGTATTGGTCCAAACAAACTGTTTGCGTGGATGCGCGATCACAAAATCCTTATTGCTTCAGGTTCCCGGCGCTATGAAACGACAATAACTCAGTCCGCCTGGCGCCGATTATTCTGGCCGGTTTTG